TCAATGACGCATCAGTTACGTGCTGAACGGCGTTTGATTTCTTCAGGTTCGCACTTGTTGAATGAGATACTGCCTGACCACGACGCTTGTTAGCTGAGGTGCTGTGGATTACTACAGTAGCCTTACGCAAGTATGCATCTGTCGTGTGGTTTAGGATGTCACGTGAGCGTAGGAACGAATCAGTTGTGTGATCGATCTCTGCTGGCTTACGCTTATTAGTATCTGTTGAGTGGACAACTACTGTAGCCTTGCGTAGATTTGCACCTGTAGAGTGAGTACGTTCGTTACCACCACGGAACATTGCAGAAGTCGAGTGACTGATAGCAACTGGCTTACGCTTGTTAGCGTCTGTTGTGTGGTCTACGGTTTCGCTTGCTCTCAAGAATGAATCTGTAGCGTGGCTGATTGCAGCACGTAGTCTTGCAAATGCATCTGTAGCGTGAACTAGTGTACGTTCGATTCTCTTTAGGGTGTCGGTATCGTGAGATTCGCTGTAACCACGACGTAGGTTTGCACTTGTTACGTGGAATGTACCGTTAGCGTTACGCTTGAAGGCATCTGTGAAGTGAACCTTAGTTGCAGTCTTCTTCTTGTTAGCGTCGGTAGTATGTGCTACTGTCGAACGCTTACGTAAGAATGAACTTGTGCTGTGTGATAGAACGTTTAATGTACGTAGTACTGTGCTTGTTGAGTGGCTTACAGAGATTGCACGGCGGAGAACTGCACTTGTTGCGTGAGTTACTAGGTTACCACCCTTACGCTTGTTAGCGTCTGTGCTGTGTGAGAGGCTATATAGGCGACGTTTGTTAGCAGATGTCGTATGTGTCAGGCTAAACAGCTTACGCTTGTTAGATGAAGTTGTGTGAGCTACAGCAGTAAGCTTACGCTTGTTTGCACTCGTTGTGTGAGTAAGAGCGTTAGCCTTACGGATGAATGCACTTGTGCTGTGGCTTAGTACGTTTCGAGTTCTCTTGAATGCGTCAGTCGAGTGGGCCAAAGTCTTACGAGCACGTAGTAGAGTGTCGGTTGTGTGGGTTACTACTATTTCAATTCTCTTGAATGCAGAAGTTGTGTGGGCTAGAACGTTGCCGCTCTTACGCTTATTAGCAGAAGTAGAGTGAGCTACTAGGTTTCCGGCGATCTTCTTGTTCGTGTCTGTAGAGTGAACAATAGTGTACGCACGACGTAGGTTGGCATCTGCTGTATGAGATACGACGTTGCTTGCACGCTTCTTGTTAGAGTCTGTACTGTGGCTTAGTGTGTTGCTCTTACGAACGATTGCATCAGTTGTATGTGCGAGAACGTTTTGTGTTCGCTTGAATGCACTGGTTGAATGTGTAAGAGCGATTGTCTTGCGTAGGAATGAATCTGTTGAGTGAGCTAGAGTCTTTTCACTTCGCTTCAGGGCATCGGTTAGGTGGGTAAGAACGTTACGTGTACGCTTGAATGCGTCAGTCGAGTGAGTTAGAGATAGATTAGCCTTACGCTTGTTGGCACTTGTTGAGTGAGATACAGAGTAGACACGACGCTTGTTAGCATCTGTATTGTGGTTTAGCTGGTTAGCACCACGACGGAATGCATCTGCCAAGTGGCTGACTGTGTTAGCAGCCTTCTTCTTGTTGGAATCTGTTGAATGTGTTAACGCTACTCGACGACGTAAGAAGCTGTCAGTTGTGTGAGATCGAGTGATCGATGCAACACGCTTATTAGCACTTGTAGTATGAGATACGGTGTTGTTTGCTTTCTTCTTGTTCGCATCAGTTGTGTGGGCGAGAACTGAAAGTTTACGCTTGTTTGCAGATGTTGTGTGAACGATTGCAAGTTGACGACGTAGAACCGAGCTTGTCGTGTGGGTCTTAGCCAGCAGACGACGTAGCAGGGTGCCAGTTGTGTGCGATAGAACATTCTGTGTACGCTTCAGTGCGTTCGTGCTGTGCGTAAGAAGATTGTTCGCCTTACGCTTGTTGGCCGAAGTCGTGTGAGTAAGGACGTTACCGATCTTCTTCTTGTTCGCTGAAGTCGTGTGGCTTACGCTGTATGCACGTTTCTTATTTGCATCTGTTGAGTGCGATAGTTGGTTAGCACCACGTAGGAATGAATCCGTCGAGTGAGCCAGAATTAGTTGACGACGCAAGAAGCTGTCTGTTGTGTGAGACTTGGTTGTAAGAGTTCTCTTGAGGGCGTTAGTCGTGTGAGCTAGAGTATTGACAGAACGCTTTAATGAGTCTGTAGTATGGAATGTAACAGTTGCCTTACGCTTATTTGCAGAAGTTGTGTGAACAAGTGCAGTCTGCTTGCGTAGGAACGAACTCGTGCTGTGAGTTAGAGCGTTGCGTGTCTTCTTGAATGCATCTGTTGTGTGCGATAGACTTAGCTGACGACGCTTGAATGAGCTTGTGCTGTGAGAGAGTGTGTTTAACTTACGCAGTACAGAGTTTGTTGTGTGCGTTAGTAGGTTATTTGCCTTCTTACGGTTAGCATCAGTAGTGTGCGAAATAACCGTTAGCTTACGCTTGTTAGCAGAAGTGCTGTGGGCTAGAACGCTCTGCTTACGGATAACCGCTGAGGTTGTGTGACTTTGAGTGTTACGTGTCTTCTTAAGCGAATCGGTTGTGTGAGTTAGAGCGATCTGACGACGTAGGAATGAGCTTGTGGTATGAGCTAGTGTTAAGCCAGCCTTACGCTTATTCGCAGAAGTCGTGTGGCTTACCGTTAGGTTTGCTTTACGCTTGTTAGCGTCGGTTGAGTGAGATACTACGCTTGCTTTTCTCAGAACAGATGATGTAGTATGAGATACAACGTTTGCAGACTTCTTCTTGTTTGAATCTGTAGTATGGGTCTTAACACCTTGAGTACGCTTGAATGCACTTGTAGTGTGGGTAAGAGTTGATTCTTTACGCTTTAGTGTGTCGGTTGAATGTTCTACGGTGTAAGAAGCAGCGTTAGAGTATGTTACCTCTAGGTCAACACGCCAAGCGTATACACCAGTAGACATACCGCCAGTGGCGATCCAGTAAGTTGTACCAAGTTCTTGAGCGAGACCGTCTGAGTAAACGGTTGCCTGGGCGTTCGTCTGACCCTTAACTCCGCCTGGAGTCATTGTGATCTTAGTTTCTAGGTCGCTAACTTTTTGCCATGTCCAGCCACCAGTAGGTCCAGTTAGGGTTGCCCATGATGAGAAGTTAGCATAGTTGTCCTGGTCACCCTGAGCAAACATACGAACACGTACTTGAGTGATCGTTGAAACGTTAGATGATGGAGCACTAGTACCCTGACCGAGCAAGTAACCGAATGAAGTTGTAGAGGCCGTAGCAGAGTTTGCACCTGATGTGTAACTTGCATCGAATGTATCTGCGTCAGTAGGACCCCAGTAACCGTTAGGGTCTGAGATACCATCTGAACCGTCGAAGTAGTAGTTGCCGATACTTACTGGGTTAGGTGCTAGGTAAGAGTTTGTGTTGTGCGAAACTACCGAAGTCTTTCTCTTATTTGCATCTGTAGTGTGAGCACTAATGAACTGGCTACGCTTGAAGGCACTAGTCTGATGTGTCAGTGTGCTTACCTTGCGCTTGAGAGCATCAGTAAGATGAGTTCGTGTGAACTGTTGACGTTTTACGGCACTTGTAGTATGAGAGAGTACAGAGCGAGTCTTCTTAAGAGCGTCGGTGTTGTGGGCAGCAGTGATTGCTGCAACACGCTTGTTGGCCGAAGTAGTGTGCGATACGGTAATCAGTCTACGAAGAACTGAACCAGTTGTGTGGCTTAGTGTAGATCGTGTACGCTTCAGTGCATCAGTGATGTGCGAAACAGTGAATATCTTACGCTTCAGAGCGTCTGTAGTGTGAGCACGAAGATTTCCAGCTACCCTCTTGTTCGCACTTGTTGAGTGAGAGAGTACGTTATTAGCTTTACGCTTGTTGGCACTCGTTGTATGAGTAAGTGTTAGACGACGGAGTAACAAGCTATCAGTTTTATGCGATAGAGTATTGGCTGCCTTCTTCTTGTTTGCACTTGTAGTGTGAGAACGAACGAGTGCTGCACGCTTGTTTGCTGAGGTCGTGTGAGATACTACAGTGGCTTTTCTCTTGATAGAGTCTGTAGAGTGGGCAAGAGTAAACTGACCACCGATGTTCACGTTGTCTACGTAGAAGTTACCAACAGTAGTTACTGAGGCAACACCTTCTAGGCCGAATCCAGCAGTTACCTTGTCTAGAGTGATTGTACCAGCAGGAACTTGGCTTGCACGGTTTGTCCATGTAACGCCATCTGGTGAAGTGTCGAAGTAGATTGTACCACCTGATTCACGGATTCTTACCCATGATACAGCAGCTGAGTATGCAACAGTGTAAAGAACGTTGTCGCCACCAGTGTTGTAAACGGCACGAAGGTTTCCGCCTAGGTATTGCCATGCTACGGCACGGGTTGTGCCGATGGTTACCCAACCGTAAGCAAGCTTTTGGTTGTTATCAGGTACGGTTACGATCTGCCACTTGAATGCCTGACCTACGAAGTTGAAGTAACGGCTGTAGTTCGTCTGGAAGTAGGCGTTGTCAAACATTGTAGCACCGATAGGAATCGATAGCTGTGCACGACCATTTACCTCGGTAGCGTTGCCAGATACAGACCATAGAGCTGTGTTAATCGAGTTGTCGTTGAAGTTGTCTACTACAGTTGTGCTGAATGGGTAGTGCTGGAGGTATGAACCAGTAGTGTGCGAAAGTACAGATGTACTCTTCTTGTTGGAATCTGTAGTGTGGGCTAGTGTGTTACGACTACGCTTAAGAGCATCTGTTAGGTGAGTGCGTAGGTTATTGGCTACACGCTTGTTGGCAGATGTGGTGTGTGAAGCGGTGTAGGCACGACGCTTTAATGAGTCGGTCGTGTGGGTCTTTGTGAACTGTGTTCTCTTGAACGAGTCAGTCGTGTGAGAGAGAGTGAACTGCTTACGCTTTACAGCACTTGTGGTATGAGACAGTACCGCTGTCTTACGTATGACCGTAGACGTTGTGTGAGATGCAGTATTACCTGAACGTTTCTTGTTCGCATCAGTTGTGTGTGATCGAGTAGTGGCTTTCTTAAGATTCGAGCTTGTTGTGTGCGAAACAGTAATAGCCTTCTTCTTATTTGAAGAAGTGGTATGTGAAACCGTTGCTGCTTTTTTCTTGTTCGCATCTGTTGAATGAGAGAGTAAAGTAGCTTTACGCTTAAGGGCATTAGTAGAATGAGATATATCGATCGTCTGCACGCCCACAGCAATACGGGCATCAGTTGTGTGAGATACAGTTGTTCTAGTTTTCTTTAGAGCATCTGTCGTATGAGATCGAGTATTGTTTGCGATTTTCTTATTCGCAGATGTTGAATGCGAAAGAGTAAACGCCTTTCTCTTGAGTGAGTCAGTAAGGTGCGTCTTTAATACACCAGCTGTACGTTTATTCGCACTAGTTGTGTGTGATACTACATTGTTAGCACGCTTTTTATTTGCGTCTGTTGTGTGTAGCTTAGTAAATTGTTTACGCTTGAGAGCATCTGTAGTGTGAGACTTTGTACCAGTTGCACGCTTGAGTGAACTTGTTGTGTGCGAGATAGGTGGGGAAAGTCTCTTTAGGGCGTTAGTCGTGTGGGTCTTCGTTGTCTGCTTACGCTTGACAGATGAAGTACCATGTGTCTTAGTATAAGAAGCTACACCAGCCGTGAAGGATGCGGTGAAGTAGTCGGTAGAAAGAGTTGATTCTGTCTGGGCAACGTTAAAGCCTTCAACACTGGCCGATGAAGATGTGCTGGCAGTGTTGGCATTAAGTCTGATTCTAACAGCGGCGTTATCCATCGGTGCGTTGGTTGCTGCCTCGTCATATGCACTAGTCCATGAACTCGCATCAGATGAGTACTCATAGTAAAGTCTTCCGGTGCTCGTGCTGTGTCTGAATCTGATAAATTTATGTGTAGTGGTGCTGAAAGTTCCGATGTTTGTCAGCATCCCACCGCCACCGTCGTCAGTTCCGAACACCATGATATTCCCGTTAGCTATACGGAAAGAACGCTCTACATTAGTGGCGTTGTTAGTCAATGTGTTGAATGTGAATATGTCATTAGAAGCAGCTAGGTTCATGCTGTCTATCTGTATAAAAGCATAGCTATCTGTCAGATCGTAGTTCGACGCACTCAGAATCGAGATACTGCCAGTTGCTGTTGAAGAAAGGTTAAGCTTTCCGTTAACCGTAGCTGATGAAGTACCGCTTGAAGATTGTGACCAGTTAGAGCTTAGTGAGCTTCCAGAGAAGTCGTCTTGTAGGGTGGACATAGATGGCAGAGAAACGGTAACTTCTATTTCAACCTTAGCAAGGTTTCCTGAGTCGGCACCACCAGTGCTGGCAATAGCAGCCTGAACGGTTCCTAGATTCTGACCATTTGATGCTGTAGTGATGTCGGTGTATACGTAAGTCGTGAATCCAGGATCGAACGTGTTGTAAGATCGAGACTCAAGCTGTGATACTTTTGTCCAATCCCAGCCGCCAGTAGGGGTAGATAGGGTCGTATATGCACTCCACGAGCGAGTACCAGTAGTGTTACCACCAGCGTAGATTCTTGCACGAACCTGAGAAATGGTACCGCCAGAAGTAGGGGCTGTGGTTCCTCGACCAACAAGAGCACCAGAAGAGCTTGAGCTTGTACCGCCCATAGAAGCAACTGTAGTAGTTGATCCATCGAAGCCGTTAGCATCATTGACCCATGCACTTTGTGCATCGAGTATGCCTATGTTCGCATTGACATAGTATGTACTAACAGCCATTACTGATAAACCCTGAAGACTACTTTGTTACCAGTCTGGTAGTAGTCGCTTAAGCTAGATGTAATACTTCCAGTGAGCGTAAAGTCAGTGTTGGCGGCAGTAGTATTGTCGCTTGCTAGTGTCTCCCATGAAGAAGATGTCTTGTTCCAAATCTGAAGATATACTGTGGAGGCAGATGGGGCGAGGGTGGTTTTACCATTCCATGTAGCACTAATCTGATCGGTGCTATTCGTATTGGTTCTCTCGTACATATGTAGAAGATACTGGTTACCAGTTACATCTGTGTAAACTGAATTATCTGAAGAAACGTTAACTACCTCTGCTTTTGTGTAAGCAGTGCTTAGTGGTGTTGCTGTCGTAGGAAGTGTTGGGTTGCTTTGCTTTGTGAAGTGGGCGTTTGTACGCATGTCTGCGTCGGTAGAGTGAGACTTAGTACCGAGAGTTTTCTTGAACGAGCTTGTACCGTGTGTCTTTGTGAACTGAGGTGTACCAGTACCAAGAACGTAGTCAGCAGAAGATTCAGCATTACCGCCGAATGAAACCCAGAGGCTGTTTTCTGAGCCTTCAGTTACTCGTGTCTGCCAGTGATAGCCACCAGCCGAACCACCAGTTACTGTGTAGTAAACAGGAGAGAATGCGTCTGGGGTCTTATTCACCCAAGAGCTGTTAGAGATAGTAACATAGTCGGGTGTCAGTGCCCATGTGTCTTTATACCAAGAACCAGTGCTAGGACGACCGCCGAATACGTAGAATTTACCGCTGATGAACTGGCCGATCGTAGAACGACGGTTAGCTGGATAGCTGATTGGGTAGTTGTGGTTCCAGACCGTGCTCGAACCAACCATGAGCGTACTTGTGGCACCGATAACATCAGTACCGTTGAACCCACCATAAACGATGAATGCGTTGTTCGTTTCATCGAAGTCGGCAGCTGGTGTACGACGACCAAGACCGTTAGTAGTTGAGATCGTAGTCCAGGTAGGGTTTACGTTAGTGTAGTCTAGGTAAGCTGTCTGAGTTGAGACAGTCGTAAGTGAGGCGTTGGTTGCACCAGCGTGGATGTAAAGTCGTTTCGCTGATTTGTTTTCACCGAATGCAGGACCAGTAACGGCAGTCACTGAGCCAGTAGGTGTAAGTTGTGACCAAGCACCTTCAGCACTTGACGAGAAGTCTAGTTGCCATACGTCGTTGAAGAGTGATGAGCCGTTGCTTCCTAGTGCGAAGATGGCACGGTTTCGAGCTGAGTCGAATACACCGACACCAAGCCAGCGAGGTGCTGGGCGAGTTCCAGTTGGGAATAGTTGCTTGACTGCGTAGTTGCCTACTGTATCACGTGTGAGTGAGTAAACACCGTTAGCCTGACCTTCTACCCCATTTAGACCACCAAAGACGATTGCACGGCCTCTCACGCTGTCCCAGACCACAACCTGACCCTCTAGTTGAGGCAGAGCCTTGTAGCCTTGAACTGCATAACGCCATTGGTTGTTGGTTGCGTTGTAAGTCCATACGTCACCACCGTGTGAGCCGTTAGGAATAGTAGCGTCATCGTACATGTCTTCGAACCCACCAGTTTGAATCCACTCGTTAGCAGTTTCATCTAAAGTTGAGCCCATAGCGTCACGTGAGTTTAGGTATTCACCGTCAGCGATTGAGTAGACTGGGAAGTTGCTTGTAGCCGTGTCTCTAAAGTCGATAATGTAATCGTAGCGTTCGGCACCTGAGTCTGGTGTTGCCATTTGGAAGAGAACCAACCAGCCCTTGTCTGTGTCTACAATGTTGCCTGAGAACATATGTCCTGGGAATGTCTGGTCGCCGCCACTGAAGGCTGCGTTAGCACGAACTTCTACGTAAGATTCAGAACCACCGACATCATTGATGTAGCCGATGTTATTTCGGTTTGTTGTGTAAGAGCCGTCAGTTGCCCAGCCACCTGAGAACCAGAAACGGTTGTTGATCGCATCATAACCACCAGCAGGGAACTCGGTACCAGTCGGTGCTGTTCCTGTAGGTGAGGTGTTAGTCCATGTGTTTCCTGCAATATCGTATTCCCAGAAGTCTGAGAGCATTGCTGAACCAGTGTTACCGCCGAAAAGATAAAGCTTGTGAGTAGATGGCTTATAGTCTAAGACACCACCGCTACGGCCAGTAGGGTTACCAGCTTGACCGTTAGTCTTAAGTGTTGTCCAAGTAACTGAGCCAGGACTTGCTGGGTTGAATACACAGCGATACATATCGTTCGAACGAGAAGCACCAGGCCAACCACCGAATAGATATACGTGGGTAAGATCAGAACCACCGCTAGAGGCAGGTGTAGAAACCATTTGCCTGTTTAGGTAGCTACGAGTAGTAGGTGTGTTTGTCTGAGTTACTGTAGTCCAAGATTCAGAGCCTGGAGTCGTAAGGTCGAGGTAGAACATATCCTGACGGTCATTAGGGTCGGCACCACCCCATACATACATACCAGCCTTTAGAGAACCTGAAGTGCCTTCTACGTAGGTTGCACCGTGAAGGTTACGTGCGACAGGTGCGGTACCAGTAGGGGTGATGAGCTGCCAAGTGTTACCTGGAACATCCATGTATTTCGCCCATACTTCGTTAAAGCGAGTCGTACCATTATATCCGCCGAAAAATACGTATCGTTTATTTTTTCGATCATAGACAAGAGTACCACCACGCTTTGCGTACTGGATGTTGTTGTTACGGTAAGTTCTGCTTCTCAGTGTTTGAGTAGGTGTGTTGTCGAATGCCGTACCGATTGGTTCGATTTCGATTGAAGGTGTAGCTGCGTTAGATGGTGAACCAACGTGAGCGATACCAGCCTGTAGGTAGAGAGGGTCTGCCATACCAGCAGTACCAGTTGTGCCACCGACGGGAACTACTGTTGATAGGTTGCTGCTGTATTGACCGTACGGCTTGATCTTTGGGCGAGGTCCGTTGACTGTGAATGAACGAACTGTTGTTGGTGTCCAGCCCCAGAAGTTACCACCGCTAGGGTCACGAGCGTTGAATCGATAGTAGTAAGTACCAGTCGGTAGAGCTGTCTGAAGAGTGTGTGCTACCTTCTGACCTGAGTTGAATGGGTTTGTGTCGCCAGGAGTAACTGTGTTTGCCCAACCCGAACCAGTCGATATAGCGGTGTAAGAAGGTGTACCAGTGTAGATACCACAGGCAATGTCGATCGTGCTAGACGCACCCCATGAACCAGCGTTGTAGGCAGCATAGTTACCAGTAGTTACGCTGGCACTCGAACCAGTAACGATGATAGAGTTACCTGATGTTGAGAATCCAGAACCGACAGCGATTTCTACGGTTGCTACATAGTTCTGACCGCTGGATATAACGGCATCATCTAAGAAGTAGAAGTCAACCCACTGTGCACTAGCCGAGCTTGCCACAAGAGTTGAAGAGTCGAAGCTTGTGTACGATTCGGCGATAGCGTTGCCACTACCGACGGCACTCGTACCCATCGTACCTGTAGCTAGATAAATCTTAGAGATAATCTTAACAGTAGGTGCACCTTGTTTGTACAAGAAGAAACGAGTACGTCTGATTCTACCAGTTGCCCCAGCAGGGAAGGCTTGACCTAGGCGAGTGTTACCATCTCCACGAAGGATATACCCACCAGCGGTGCTTGAGGCTTGCTCGAAGTTAAGCGTTTCATTACCTTGCATATTGCTTTGGGTGTCAATGTGAAGGCCGTACTGTACGTCGTTAGGCGTAGGGTCGGTAGCAGTTGCTTCAAGGACTGGAGTAGTGTCGCCGAAAGCAGTAGCATCAGTAGTGTTTACAGCGATTGTAGGTGGTTCGTTGAACACCTTTGTGATCGTCATCTGAGGGGTTACGGTGTAAGTGGCAAGCAACCCACCTGAGTCTAGAAGACGGAAAGTAATTACGTCACCAGTATTCAAGAAGCCGTAGTGAAGCATGATCGAGAACTCTACTTCAGAGTGGTCTGATCCTGAGTAAGTTACAGCCGCTGGGGTTACAGTATCACGGAATTGACCAGCACGAAAAGTACCAGTACCAGCGGTAAGCTGACCAGTAGTAGCAGTACCGTCTGTTACGTTAGGTGAATCTACAAGACGTACACCGTTAGTGGTAAGGTCGGCTGTCGCCCAACCAGCACCGTTGATGTTGTGCTGTACCTGAAAACTTGCGTTACCTGCCGCTGCACCAACTTCGTTTATTTCGAAACGTAAACGAAACTGGTAGTCACCAGTGATTGTAGGGTTGAACGCTGTGTTTTGGTTAGCCGCCCATGTAGCAGATGTTTCAGAGCCGTTGTCATTACGAAAACGGTACCCAACTTGGTTGAGCGTGAAGACAGAGTGACCTATTAAGTACTTTGGTACTGGTAGGTTATGCTTTTCAAACCACCAACAAAGTGGAATAGGCTTGAAGTCGTTACGAAGCCAAGTATGAAACTTAGAGTCTAAGAACCGCTGCTTTAAAGAGCGGTTATACTTATCGTGTATTCTCACGAGTCCACTCCTGTAGATAGTCGTAGTCTCGAAGGGACTTAGCTGATTTAACCCCGAAGTCTCTGTCTTCAGTGGCCTTTGCCATAATTTCGTTAAACAGAGGAGTTGGAACTGATACGCCAAACTTAACTATTTTAGCACCTGGACTGAACATGTATTGCCAGTAGCCAGCTTCATCTGAGCCCCACCATTCATTACTTGCCCACCAGTAGAAATCTTTCATTGCCGAAACAATAAACCCGTAGTCTGGGTGCTTCTGCACAATGCAAATAACCCCTGTAGTAGGAGCGTCTGCTGGTTCACCCATTGAGCTGTCAAAAGTTGACTTGTCTCCGTAGTAGATACGCCATGTTATATTCATCTTTTTGTTTTCCTAAATGCCCGTTCTTCGGCTGTCATGCCACCGTCAGACTTTGGCTCTAGTAGAGCCTCCATCTTTGCGGTAGCAATCTTGTATTCTTTAGAGGTTAACACCTCTGAGCCAAATAGCTGAGGGTCATAAAGCGGTTCAAGTTCACGGGTACCGTCATTGTAAAATGCAACGACACCGATCAGGTTCTTTGCGTCGAACGTCTTTCGGTTGGTCTTGCCCGTTACTTGCTTTGCGTCTGCATAGATTGCGACACGCTTTATGAGCTTTGCCATAGTTAAGAGACTACCTCGCTCTGAGGTGGGTAGAACCAGTTGCTGTTTGGGAGAAATTCTCCGACAGCTTCAATACGACCGTCAGATTCGAAAATACCTAAGATACCTTTCTGACCGTCTCTACCAATTTTTCCTACTATGTGGCAAACCTCTAGAATCTGATTGCCTGGAGCCATCTCAGATCGTCTGCGCCAGACCAAGCGTTCGCCTGGTTTGAAGGTAACAAGAAGAACTCTTTCGTTTCTCTGCCAATCCCATAACTCAAAAGATTTCAAGTTATCAAGAGGCAAGTCCTCGTAAGAGTTCCTCTGTCCTGAAGCAGCTACTTGTGAGACTGCTCCTCCGTCGTTGTTATAAGCTACCCAACGAAATTTTTCGCCTAATTCGGCCATTGCATTGTCCTTTTCTATCGCATTGCATTGCGACAATAAGTTGTGTTATATTAAGCTAGTTTTTGTACGTCTTCAAAAGTTGTCCACCAACCCTTGCCGACTACTGGCTGGTCGCCACCTTGTTCACGTTCGTCTACACGACCGTCAAGTGAGTGACCATATACTGTGTAATCGTCTAGTTCTACACCGACACGCTTACCAGCTTCGTCTTGTACGACTACTACGGTACCCGTTACTGGGTGACCTTCTGGTGTTCCGGTAAGAATCGTAACACGATCGCCTTCTGCTACTGAGCCTTCAGCGGCTTGAGCACTCTGAAGTGCTGCTTCCTGCTGTTGGTCCTGAAGAGAGACCTTGTTTTCTTCTGTTTTCTTGTCTGCCATATCTTTAATCTCCTAGATTTAATCTTAGCTTGATGTGTCGTCGTAACGCCAAGTGAATGTTTCTTGAGCTGTTGCACCTGAAGCGGCTGTTGTGCCAACTTCGATTTGGTAAACAACACGGTCACCGAACTGACCAGTAGTAGTAGTTGTACCAGTTACTGAAAGTGGAGAACCTGAAGTGTAGGTGAATGCGTTAGCGTTACCCAATGTGAATGTTGGGTAGTTACCAACTGTTAACTGAAGACCAGTTGTACCAGCTGTACCAGTTGCCTGTGTATAACCAGTTGCTGTACCTACAGAACAAGTAACACCTGTACCGAAGTTGTTAGAACCATCAGTGTACCATTTAACGTTGTCTACAGTACCAGATGTGATAGCTGTAACGTTAAGGCGAGTACTTACCCAGTATGAGTAGTTAGTACCTGCTGCTGGAACAAGAATAGAGTTTGAAGTACCCGCTGTTGTGTGAGCGTCTTCTGCGTTTGCACGCGTGTTGATTGACGTAATATCAGTAGCAGTTGGACCTGCACCTGTAAGACGAACAATTTGTACTGTTGCTGCCATTTAATTTATTTCCTTTTATTTGTTTGAGTAGTAATTCTACTCTTTATATTATACAACATTTAGACTAATTGGTGTCTATCCAAGTGTCTTCTTCTGTTGCGTTATTTGGTGCTACGCTACCGACCCATTCAACGTAGAGTGCATTCGGTCGTGCCACATCGGGATCGCTCCCATGATGAACTCGAACGAACGTACTAACACCTGTGTCTCCCTTGTCTCCCTTATCGCCTTTCGGAATAAAGAAGTCGAGAACCGCTGCCGAAGGTGTGCCTGAGTTAGTAACACTGGCTGGATTACCTTCTGCTAATGTCGTAGTAGAGTTTACCTCTACCGTTCCCGCTGGACCTCTCTTACCCGTATGAGACAAACGAATGCTGTTACGGCGATTGACGATCTTGATAGTCCTATTTCTTTTATTAAGACGTATCTCGGCAATCATTATGAAACCTCTGTTTCGTCTAGTGCCTCACCCACAATAAATTCTGGGAAGTCAACTTCACATCCACCACATTCTTCGTCTGGCGAAGGGTACTTTGTAGGGTAGCCCGAATCGTCGTTAACGTTGATCTGATAGTAGTATGTGCCAAGGGGAATTTTTGTTTCATCCGGTGTCAACTCGAATACGCCTACGCCTAGGGTAAGCTCGGCATGTGATGTAAGGGTATAGATTTCACCTGGTTTTCCAATATAAATATCGGCAGAAACAGCAAGCGGGTCGCCCGCATCTATAGGTAGTGTTACGGGTTCACCGTATCTAATGCTAATTTTTTCCATTAGTTCCTTTTTTGGTAAGTAGTTTTTTTGCGAGATTGATTCCGTCGCTAGGAACCTTAGACATCTTCTGGTAGGCTTACCCCAACCAAGAAATTTCGCTTAATCTCTGGGATTTTTTCTGTCTATACTTATTATATCACAATTAGAGGTCGCCGACTCTTTGTACTTTTATACCGAAGAGACCGTTCATGTAGTTCGTTGTGTTGGCAGCATTTCTGCCGTTTACCTTACCGTTGATTGTGTAGGTTGCACCGTCGAGAACACCGATCGATGAACTCACGAATGTCTTGTCTGTGTTACCAGCAGCGTTGTATGTATCGAAGCCAGTACCGAGGGTATAGATGCCGTTAACCGTAAAGTCGATCTTTGCACCACCCGTTGCCCCAAACATGTAAATGTTGAACACATAGACACCAGCAGGAATGTAACAGTCAATTGTCCACTCGTTGCCGTTTGCACCTAATGTGCTACCACCTGTTAGGGTGTTGGTATTGATAAGCATTCCCCAGCCACCGATATAACCAGAAGCACCAAGCCTCTGCCACACCGCCCCAGAAACAGAGTAGGCTTGCAGTGATGGGTAATAAAGGTCGGACTGCCCAGAGAAAGTATTAAAGAATTCAATTTCCTTATAGTAAAGACGACCATCAGCACCAATACGGAAGAATGGACGACCAACGTCGATTGTTGCAGTGTAGTATTGAGTTTCTAGCTTGTCTTCTATCTTGAACAGAACGTACCACGGCACTGTATTGTCGGCAGAGACACCCGTAACAGGGTCTAAGAACTCGACATTATTCATTCGTGTGTTGATGGTCGTGGCAAGAGCCGCTGGGTCAATAGTCACCAGACCAGTTCCAGCAGCGACGGTGAATGGAATGTTTGTCCATGTAGTAGAGAAAGCACCTTCTCCCTTCGCCATGGTGAACTGAACCCCAGTCGTAGGGGTGACGGCGTTCTTGTCTGTGCCGTTTAGTGTCATAGGTGCGATCGAACCAATAACATTGGTATCGAAAACGTTTACGACTAAACCATCAGAGTTGTCGAAGTCGTTGGTGTAGTTCACCGAAAGGTTGTTATAGAAGCCAGGACTGAAGTATTCAAGGACTGTGACTGGCTTACTTACGGTAGTACCGTTACCACGAGAGTCAACCGCACGAACGTTAACCGTCTGAGAGCCAACTACGTCTGAAACTGTACCGATGTCCTGAACAATATCAGTGGTGTTGCTCCATGGGGTACTTTGTGAGTAGCCACCAATAGAGAAGATGTACGATGACATCGTTGCATATTTTTGTGCAGTTGCTTTGTCTGCTACAGGTACGGTAGCCTGAAGAATAGACTTACCTTGTATCAGCACCTGATCAGAACCTGACACCGCTACTGAAGTAGGGTTAGTATCAAGGTATGTGAAGTTAGAGAATACTGGGTTGGCTTGACCAGTATCATTTTTTATTGTATAACCAACATCACGGTAGTCGTAGGTTTCGTATCCAGCAATCGAGCTGTTAATACCAATACGCATTGTACCTGAGTTAGAGTTAGGGTATGCCTGTTGCAAGGCAGTCGTTAGGGAACCGCCATTTAGGTTAGGGAAGTTGAAACGAGAGCCAACATTACCAGAGGTATAGATTCGACTACCGCCACCAGGAGGGGCTTCAATAAATGCCTTAACAGCGGCACCACCTGGGTTTGAGAACTCAAGCCAGATCGGACCCTCGTCAGTTGCTGGAATGTTACCAGCGTGCATCGAAAGAGCCGTAAGTGTTGCGTTACGGTATCGTGTATCAACGTTATCATTCGAAGTAACCCACCCTGAAGTAAGGTAAGGACCGTTCGAAAGGTTAACGTCAGTACGAGATTGGAAGCCGAACCCGACACCAGCCGAGTTACGGTAGACACGGGTAGAGCCCGTACCCCATGAGTTCATGTTACCAGTGCCCCCACCGTAGTCATAGTTGAAGTGACCAGATGTAGCAACACCATTCATACCTAGCTGAATCGTATAGGTCGCAGCGTTGTAGTTGTTCCAAATACGCCCACCAGAGGCTACACGCTTGATACCGCCTTCAACACGCCAGTCTTCAAAGTTTTCACCAGGAGACCCATAGTAAGTACGAATAGAGTTAACCCAGACACGGAACTGACCGCCTGAGCTACCACCGATGGTTGATTCTGCGTATGCCATTAGTGAATAAACCCTTTATAATCTGTAATAATTTCCCTGCCAGCGACCAAGCTATCACAATGCAGATTAGTCCCTGCACCCACAATAACATAGCCATCAGTGTTAATTTTGTCAATGTAAATATCTCCCAGCTTACCGTTGATTTTTAGGCTTCGGCTGCCGAGGTCTTCTACGTCGATATAGTTGTCTTCGCTACCCCACTTGGTATAGATGAGACGCTTCTCACCATCGACTTCTTGAAAATCATGCTTAGTAAAACCGAGAGCTTCCTCGATCTCCATCATGATTTTTTCGCCTTCTTTGATTGTTACTTTCATTACTCTACTGCCCTAATGAATGCCAGCCCAGCTTTAGGGTTGCTAGAACCGACGGTTATCTGTTTAATAATTGTATCACCATCACGGATATACGAGGTTCTACCGTTGATCGATAGGTTACCTGTGACAATACCCAAGTCATCGGCTTCAAAGAGAACCGTACCGTCAGACTTACGTCTTGTCGAGAACTCGTTGTAAGATACCCTGGTTTCCGTATCGTGAACTGAGTCGAACACACGAACACCATCTGTAGTGAACTGTACGTTAGCTGAAAGGATTTCACCGTTTGCCTGTACCCAACCTTGAGTGGTTGAACCGTACATCAGACGAAGGTCGGTAAACATGAATTTCTGTGCATCTGTCACCTGAACCTCAATATCGAGCCAAGGCATACGAGATTGGAAGTCTTCGAATTTAACCTCAGTCCAGTTAAAGGTTGCGGTGTCTGGCACCGTGATAACCCACGAATCAAGATCGTTAGAGATTGTGAATGTACCCGAACCTGTGCCGATCGTGTTGTTCACCCTAAAGGCAAAACATAAAGGCACACCAGCACCGATAGTAACTCTTTGCTTGATGTACATACTCGAACCAGACATTTCTATAACCTGACCAGAAATACCACCAGCTGCCTGTGAGTCAGATGATGAGTAAGAAGTTGTACGGCCTACGCTTGAGATCGTGTATGGGTCTGGATATTCCCAGTACAGCAACTTGTCGTAACTGATGTCTGCGGTGTCACGGAATGTTTCTTTTGCAAACCCTACCGAGTTATAGAGAATGTTGCCACCACCAGCTCTCTGGATGGTGATAAGAACATCGTCTACATCTTGCTCGATTGAGGTGAATTGTTCGTTTACGACACCTTCAAGGGTATCTTGACGAGACACAACAGAGGTGATCTCTTGTGCTTGCTTGTCAACTTTGATTTCTGTGTTATAAATAGTTTTTGCGATACCACCTGCTGCTGCATAGTTTATCGACTGAACATCAGGAACTTTAGATACTAACTGCTCTTTGATTGAACCAGCTAGAGTCATGTGTACCTCAGCCAAGAAAGCCCTAACAGTGTTGAGCCCTTGAGTAAACGAGATAACGTCACCGACTTCATGCCAGCCTAGCCCCACGGTGTCTGCTTTAACGTCCGTCCAGTCAATACCAGATAGTACGTTATAGAGTGGTCCGATCAGGTCTTCACGAGCATCGTCTAGAATTTCGTTGTTGTTGATCTGAATCTCACGGTTAGTTAGAGTAGGCACCATTAAATCACCACTACCAGCGGTTGTGATGTCTACGATGTTTGTGCCAGCAAGTGCATCGGCATAAGTTGGATGCAAAGTAAATGTATCTGCGTCTATGGTGTTTATGTAGTAATTCACATTAGCAGCAATCGGCAGCGGGAAGGCTCCCGTAGTCTGAAGTCGAATCAGGTTACCAGTAGGCATAGAGTGATTAACTAGAGTAAATTGATCGGTAGAAGTATCAACGCCAGTAATTACGTTGTCAGCAGGTGCGTTAGCAGCAATAGCCACGTTGTCGTTCTGCGGTACACGACCAAGCACGAGCGAGGTAATAGGTCCGTACGTCTCGGAAATCTTTAGCGTCTTAAGTTCGGCAGAGTCAAGATTCTCACTTAACGGCTCAAAGGGTCTAAAGTCGAGGGTGGTGTCTGTCATGTGTGCTGTCGTACCAGTGGCACCAGCAATATCTTGTATGGCATTCTTCAATGTAGCAGTTGAGATGTTAGAGTAGAGGTCTTCAAGAATAAGGTACTGAGAGTTAGGTAAGTCAGCGAAGTTAGGGTCAAGCTCTACGTTCAGCAGGTTGGCCATAACCCCAGCAAAGTCTTGAACCGTGATCGGATATGAGATGAAGTCGAGACCAACAGCCTCTGTGTAGAGAGTGTTAGATGCCTTCCACATATGGTCGTACATCGTAATAGTCGTAGAACCAGCGTCGTAGTTGTAGTCAACTGAGTCTACTAAGAAGTGACCGACCGAAATTGTATTCCATGTGTCAGTGTCGGTGTCCATAATACTCAGACGTACTTGCATCAAGTTACCAGGAGCAACCGTGTCAATAATACCGATAATCTTAGCGACCGCTTTTTTAGTAGCTACACCAAGCATCTCACCGACCGCATCGATCGTAACATCCATCAGAACATCAGAAGAAGTCCATGACACGATACCATCATCGTTCATGTCACCGAACTCGTCTAAGACACGGCGTGTTACAACAACATCAGTTTGTTTAACTGGTGCTTTAGCTAATTCTTCAAAACGGGAGTCGTGTGTGATCAAATCAATCTCGTGGGGATTTTACTTTATTATCTACTCTTATTATACCTTATACGCCACAAGCCATTCTAAGCCGCTCTAAGAGCTCTTGGCGTAAGAAACGCTAATGTATACTTATTTACTACGAAACGAAGTCAGCGGCCTTTACAACAACGTCTGTGGCCATTGGTGCGTTGCCGTCAATCTTGACTTTGTATTCTTTTTGTACTGTAGTGTTTTTTGGCTTCTTAGCTGGTGGTATAACACTGCCGTCTGCCGTGAGGATTGGGAAGTCATGCTCGTTCGCTGGCTTCTTCTCTTTTTTGTATTTTCCTACGTGCTGCTTGTGCTTTTCGTACATTAAAACATCAGCAAGGCGTTCTTCGTCGCCAGTCAGCTCTACACCAGCAGCGAGGTCTAAAAGAATGTCTTCTACGTTACGCATACTCTTGCTCATAGTAACGTTCTCTAATTTTTCTTGCTTGTTGTTGTTTGGTGCTTGGTCTTCGTTCATAAACCTGACTCCTCTGGCTGAGGTATCGTTTTATCTACGACGTTACGAACACGAACATTTGTTTGCTTCGTAGACTGCTTCGAGCTCTTCTTCTGTGAGGTCGATGGCTCGTCGTCCTGTTGTTTCAATAAAAAATCGTCTATTACCGCCTGTTCTTCGGCCGTAAACTTATAGTACGGATTTTTGTGTAGAAAGAGCAGTTGCTCTATCGATTTCATTGGTTGTTTTCTCATTTCATCTCCTTAACTAGATTATTGATTAGTAGAAACACATCTTCTGCTGGTTTGTCTAGGAAGACCCCCGCATTGGTTGCACATATCCATTTGAGTTCTTCTATCTTCTCAAGCGGTACGCTCGGATGGTTCTCTAAGAATGTTATCATAACTAGCATTCCGACCATTTGCCCAGAGTTGAATGGATCTTTAAAATCCTTATTGTTGGGCAGGGGTTGCTTCTTGCCAGCCATCTTCGCCACCTGTCATTATTTTGTGATACTTTCTTCGGTAAGCGTCCATCTTGTCTGGTGCTACTTCACCCGTTTCGAGACCGCACTTCACTCGGTGGGGACCAAGTTCATACGTTTCACCCTCCACGCTTTCGACATCAACCTCTACCTCTATCTCAGGGGTGTGGTCAACTGGTTCTTCTTCTGGCGGTGGTGCCATAGGAAAGTCAAATATACTATCAAAGTTCGTGAGGTCTTTGATCTCCATCTCTGGTAGCTCGAACTTAGCAATGTACTCGTCGAGACCTTCTTGCGTCACTGTACCGTATTGAGAGGTGATCTGTAGCAGACGCTCGGCAGCAGCTTGCATGTTTGGTGCTTTTATGATAAGGTATGGAATTGGGTCATTCCAGCCCTCGGTTTCGAGTACATGTTTACGTTGGTGACCATCTAGTAGCCACTTCTCGCCCTGCGAATCGATCCATACCGTTACTGGCATGTCGAAGCCATGCTTCTCGATTGTTTTCTTTAATTTGTAGTAATTCTCTTTCGAGAGAAACTTAAGATCGCCCTGTGTAGCGTTAAGCTCTGAAATAGGGGCAGTTGGTAATTTGTTCGGATTTAGTACTTTCATAAACTCTTTCGGTTTTAGATTTGAATTATTTTTTGTCTGGTGAGACGAGTGCAGCAAGCTTGAAAAGTTTATCGCCTAAAGATTTGTTAGTCTTGTAGGTCTCTCTCGCAAGCTCGAACAGCCTGTTACCCAGCTTGGTGCGTAGTTTGTTCATATACTAATTATACCATTATAGGGTATAATAGGGACATGGGACTGATCAAAAAGCCACGGTACGAGCTTACCCGTCGAAAAGTCAGAGCAGGTTTAGTCAACTACGAGTTTGTAGAAGGCTACATACGCACATTCGGCAAACCGAACTGCTACTGCTGTAAACAGCCGACCAGTCGATTCTTACCAGCTAGGTTTGTTGATTCAATCCGTTTTTACTGTATAAATTGTGCACTGACGATTCAGTGCTGTGGAGTATGCCAACATGGAGCGTCAGATTATATATTACTATCAACGAGGTATCGCCAGCTATCAGATCGCTAAGAAATTTGGCGTATCTAATACCTACGTGCGTAATCTCTTGACTAAGAAGGGTATTCCTTTGCGTAGCCACAACATCACCAACAAGATGTCGGCAGCTCGAAGAACCCCTGAAGAAAATAAAGCCATAACGAAAAAAGCCTCAGAAGCTAATCTGGGCTCAGTTCATACTGCGACGCACAGGGCTAAGTTAGCCTTGAGTCGTGAGATGAATCCTACTATTGATCCTGTATATGAGTTACCTCTTGTGACTTTGTGCAATAAGATGAAAATTGCCGTCGTGCCCCAAAAAGCCTTCTCAAGATTCAATGTAGATTTGTATTTACCTAAAGAAAATGTTGTAATAGAGATTTTCGGGGGCGGCTTTCACAATAAGAAGGACGCTGTTGAGTTATTCAACAATAAAATGTTCTATTTGTCAACAATGGGCATCCCAGTTTTGATTGTCTGGGCAGATAAGTTGACATATTCGCCTAAAGATGTTTTAAAGATAGCCAGAACTTGTAAAGACAAGCTTACTATTATCAACGGTGACGGTACGCCGACCACTAGGGGTCTAAGCGACATCATCCTTCACGATTAGTTTGTAAGCACATCGACAGTTAGGATGCACGTTGCCAGCAATGATATTCTCGAAGTCGAGGTGCATTGACTTGCCGTCAGCTTCTAGGGTGTCGCCAAGGTTGGCGAAGTTAGATGTAAACGGAATAGGTGACGCATTCGTGGCTGCAATAAGCGAAGCACAGAAGCGACAAGGATCACCACTCAGTGAGAACAAGACTTTATACGCTTGTTTGACTAAACCTGCACGAGTTAAGAACTGTAGGTCTGCTTCGTATTGAGAAATATTAAAGATACGAGCTGCTGCGTTGTTTGCGATCGCAATCGAGCGACGAGACTGTATCTGAGCGAAGGCTTGGTTGAATAGAACCCTAAACTCTTCAGGGCTGCTTGCCTTGGCTGAAATAATAGCGATAGCGTTCTGTAGGTCAGAGTTTATCGTGTTGATGTGAGAGGTTGCTTCTTTACGGGCGAATTGATCGATACGTTGCTTAACGTCGTCAGTCATAGCGATAACAGGTACGTCATCTTTGATGCCGAGGTCTTCAGCTGTCTTCTGTACTCGGTACGAAGCGTAGATAGGGAACATAACTGTGAAGTACACAGCGAAAGGCAAAGTAAGCGAGTTAATGAACTGCTCTAAGTCTGTAGGATGTGGATTCTTGTTGCCACCATTGATTTCGTTCTCATACCATTCGAATAGCTTTTGTTCGGCAGCAGCAGCAGATGATTGTAGGTCGGCAGTATTAGAATCAATCGTAGCTTGCTTGTCAAAGACAGCGTTCTTGATTACTTCAGAGATGTCGTCGTGGTGGTGGCTATGCTTTTTTTTTACAGCAACAGGCTGGTTCTTGTAACGCTTGTTTAGAGTTGCGAGTATTGCAGCTCGATCAGCGTTGTCGTTGAAGTGGCCTAGTAGAACGTAACCGTTTTCGGCTACACCCCATATCATGCCTTCGTTGTCTTCTACAGTTTGAATGCGTACTGTTTTCGGATCAATCTCGTGAGTATAGATAGAAGAGCCATCTTCAGAGAATGGTTTGATCTGTTCAGCTAATTGGCCGAGGTATTGAACGATAGGCACAGGATAACCCTCGTACTCTTGTAGTTCATCACTTAGAGAGCTCTTAGGTTCTGCTGGCGGTACGACTGGTTCGGCAGGTGGTTCAACAGGATCAGCTGGATCAACAGGTGGTTGGGTGACAGGTGCTTCAACTTGTTCGGTTGGTTCACCAAGGTCGGTAATATCGATCTTACCCTTAGCGTACTTCGAGGCAATGTCAATAGAGTAGCCCTTGTCACGCAGTGAGGTGAATAGTACGAACTGAGAGTCACGAATGTCTACGTCAGCCTGTTCAGCGTCACGGTTAGTTTCTAGAGGGTTGTCTAGAGTGATGATGTAGTTATTAGCTTTGTACTGGTCAGGATAGTAGTGACGGTAGTCAAGGTTCAATGCGTCGATGATGTTCTCGATCTGAGGCATAACGGCGTTTTCTGTGAAGTCGTCTTTCTGGGTCCTCGATACCTCTCGTCCCGTACCTGATTCTTCAACACCTACACCAGTCTTAGATAGACCAGATACCGCTAGTAGTACGTCACGGTTAATTGAGTTGATTTTATCAAGGGCAGCTTTGTCAAGGTCGGTCTGCATGTCTGTCCATGAGATTGTACCTGCACCGTTACCGAACAGAGGCTCACCACGACCGTGGTTCTTGATACGACTAACGAAGTTGTCGAATTGGTCGTCAGGCAGCTCAATAGCTGAAGAAAGAATACCAGGAGCGTTCAAGTTACCATCTATAGACTCACGAGCGAAGTCGTTAGCTTGTTTGAGGGTAAATTGTGAATCACGGGCTGCGTCAGCCAAAGAATACGTCTGGCTAGGATTGAATGGGTTAAGAAGCGTGATCGGAATAATCATTTCTTTAGGAATAACACGGTTACCGTAAATAGGATTCGCTTCAGCGTAACCACCGAGCTCGCCCTTAGTATTCACTACTGGTTTCACCCAGTAAGGATTAAGCAATTCAAATTTCTGAATATTACCTACACGGCCACTAGCCGTGACTGTTCGTACTGCGAGAAGGTAGAATACACCCTCTAGGTCGAGATAGGTTGAAATGTTGTACCAGAAGTCTCGTTCTGAGAAGTCAGTCGAATCACGAATCAAGCCCAAGTAAGGATGGGTTACCGAAGTACCCTCATCGTTGGCTTTTTTCATTATGTCTTCTTTAGCTTCAGTAAAGAGGAATTTCTTACCGAGCACAACCGAGCGGTTGGCACGTTTGTTGATTACGGCGAAGCCGTAGCCTGTATAGAAGTCTTGGTCATTGATTTCAGGAGTAGTCCAAGTTGACGGCATTCTTCTAGAGCCGTACTTTAAGAAGGCATTAGGATCAGCCCCACCTGTAACAGTGTTGTTTGTCTTACCGAATGCCGCTAGTGCGTTAATAAATCTGTTTCGTATATCCACGTTTGCTTTTTCTGTTATCGGTGCTAATCTGCACTCATGCGTTTACGCTTACGCTCTTAGCGTTTCTCTGTTATTATTATACCACAATTCTATCTTCTAGCAGCAAAGTAGAGCGAAACTGCTAATGCGGCGAAGCCTGTATAGGGCGAAACCATAAAGCAAGCCCATATTAAGAGTCCGTACCAAAACGAACACCAGATGATTTTTGAGATAGTTTCAATCACCAGAATACCACCAATAAGAAGAACCAGATTATGACAGTTACGACTTTCGCCGTGTATGAACGTTGGTGCGTTCGTCTATAGTTTAGATCACCCATGTCTTGCTGATATGGTGTATACCACGTACCGTTGCCTCTTTGCTTGGCTCGATCAGTCATGTATGTCTTCATGTCTTAATTATACAGGTTGTCTCTAATTATGTCAAGAAACAAAAAAGCAGGTCACGGCCAGAGGGCTACCTGCAATTTTGCCAAACATACCTGAGACTATCTTTGGTCTCTATACCTATTATACCATACGGCACTCAAAAAGACCCCTCTTTTTAGTTACCCTAACGGGTAAGGGGTTTAGTATCAAGAGTCATACCTGCATAATGGATTAGGGGCGGCACTTCTTTAAGAGTATATATAGAGATTATATTTACTAGTTCTTCTTTTTAAGGTTCACTGTTGTCTATGCAGTATAAGACTCAGGAGTTAACCGATCTCCTAAACGTTTAGCTGATTTGATACACTATTTAACCTGCGTGCAACTTGGTTCAGTCAACCTCACCCGACAGCTAGTATGTTTGAATACTATATTCTAATTATAGCATATTGGGCTTAGGGCTTGCAATACCCCAGAGACTGCTGTATAATTAGATTATGACACATCAACACGACTTTAGTATCAGCCAATGTGAAGAGGGCTGTGGGTGCAACTATCTCTTCGTTAGCTGTAGCGATCAAGACTGTGAGATTCAAATGTATATCTCTCATGGCTGGGGTAACTGCAACGTCGATTGGCAGTACCACATTCACCACGACGTAGATCATCTCAAGCGACTGGCACCCGAATGGGGTGAAGATGTCAGCTAGATTCTATTGTAGAATAGGCTTGCACGTTTACGCCGACTATGGGGCGATACTTGTATGTCAACATTGCTTCAAAGTACGCAAGGGTGCCTTCTGGCATCTTAAATAATTTGACATTTCGTAGTTTTCGCGCCACCTTAACTCCGTCCTTGTTCAAAAATGTATATAGAGAGACATCAACCTTCATCATTACTGGTCTTGCCTTAAAGGTGTTGGCTTTGCACAGTAAACTAAGGGAATATCCAGGAAAAAAAATTTTACCCATAGCTTGTACCGTCTAACGTCATTTATCTGAATAAAGCGGAAAAAATTTTGTCTGGGGTCGCTGGACCTTAAAAAAATACATATAATGAACGGAATCAGATCAAAAGTCAAATGTCAAGGCTTGACACTTGCAAAAATATATGCTTTATGGTATACGACCTCCGTCAAAAGTTATACACAGGGGGTATTGTATTAAATACATTTTACTTGACAAGCTCGGCAAGGTATGCATGCAAGAGTTATACACATATCGTTGTAAAAAAGTAATAAGTCTATAAAATGCCTATGCTTAGTATTGCATAAGCGTTTTTTGTGTGCTATACTTAGGGCATAGCCCAAGCAAGCAAGGGGTAGGGCTATCCAGTAATCCCCATAATAAAAGAAGGAGCCTCCAATGGCAAATCCAACACAAGGTCCAACAGTAGTAGCAACAGTAATCCGCAAGTGGGAATTGGAAGATGGTACTCCCGTCCGTCCAGTATCCAATGTGGAAGACTACAGTCCAAGCGTCCTCATTAAAGTAAAAGAAGCGGACGCAAAAAAGACTTATGTCCGCCTGGACGACTATATCGCTCCAGTACGTGTATCCGCAGGGGAGGACGACTTAGTAGCCGCCGCAATCCTCAAGGGTATTCCAGAGGACGTCGCAAGGGAGCTATTCCGAGAAGCAAAAGCTATCCGCAAAAATAAGTAGCAAAAATGGGGAGCTCCACGTGGGCTCCCCTATATCGCAAAAATAAATCCATAATAGGAGGGTATATGAAAAAAGTTATAATTGGAATAATCATTGGAATCCTGGCTCCGCTTGTCCTGGACTTGTTCCTGTTCGGAACCCCGTTCCCGTGTTCCACCGTTACCACTTATGAGGACGGCTCCAGCGTCCAGAGTTGCAAGGTCCGGGGATAATCATGTATACAGTATCCCGACGGGAGGAATTCCGCATGATAGAATGTCCAGTCCGTGACTTGTTTAAATACCGCTTTTATGGTAAAAATAGGATTCCGATCTCCTGGGATGAGAAGCTCTCCACGCCTTCCAAGGTCCGAGCGATAGTCCAAGAGGAGGTCCAGGTATATGGGAAGCCTCATGCGTCCATATGGCATTATGAGTATATGAGGAACGCCCGCTTGCGATTATCCGGCTGGAGCAAGTTGTCCGACGATGAGCTCCTGGAGAATATGCTTGACTTATTGGAAAAAGTGTAGTATACTATAATCATAGTTATAAAATAACTATTCCAAAAACACAAAAGAAAGGAAAAACACATTATGGGAATTTTTGCAATCCGCCACTATGAAAATCCGAACCGTGTAATTTTTGTAAAAATCGGAAAATAGTTGTATAATAGAATATATTGACAAGTCCAGGAAATCCTGGGCTTGTTTTTGTATTCCATCATATTTTGGAATTCAGGAAAGTTTATGGGATAATAATATACTATCCCACTTTTCGGACGATCGGAAAGTATGTGGTCCAGTAAGTTTTTGTAAAAAAATGTCGCTGGGCACGTAAACTGCACCTGGAGGAAAAATCCGGTGGCGTATAAATAAATAATAAAACAACAAGAAAGGAGGTCTTATATGACCTTTAACAAACAAATCAACACTAACGTAGTGGAGCAACTTAAGTCCGCTACAATCCTCATTCTTATTGTAGGGATTGCTGCCTTTATTGGTGGTGTCCAGTATCAGAAGAATGCAACAGTTAGCGTCGAAAATAAGGTAGTCCTGAGTTCTGCTCAAGTGGCTCCTACTGCCGACGTAAAAAAATAGAAGGGGTTGTTGCTTCCCCTATTAAAGAGCAACTAGCTCCATGTGAGTTAGTAAGGGCGGAAATTGCCAAGTATCAAGACTGGGACGTTAGCGTTATGAGTGCTATAGCCCAAGCGGAGAACGGCAGTTGCAATCCACATCGTCATAACTTAACTACATCCGAAACTCATCGTAGGGCGGACGGTTCGGTTATATGTATAGGATCATACGGCGTATTACAGGTCGGATGCCTACACTACACAGCGGGGGACGATGTTGATAGCCTAGAAACTAACGTCCGACTGGCACATAATGCCTGGACCAGTCGTGAGAAGTGGGGCAACGGTTACGAGGCATGGACGACCTATTTAAATGGTGCGTTCAAACAATTCCTAAGATAAGGAGAGAGAGCATGGCAACTGACATCCAAGACCAAGACGGCGTAAGCATAACACGTTTTGCAGCCGGACAAGGACAAGTAGCATTCCAAGTAACGTGGCGAAGTAGCGATCCAAATCAACTATTCAATTTCGTATCATTCGATGATATATTTGATGCGGACGCCTTCGCTCAGTTATTAAGGAAGCGACTGGTCAGATAGGGGAACCCTACTGGGTTCTCCCATTCTGCTCAGTGCAGAGAGGAGTTCACATCAAGTTACGCATCCGCATTAGAACAAATGGGGTCGCGGTCGTAAACTGTCGATGGAGCTCAAATCCGTGGCGGACGCTTTATTGAGCGGTGTCCGTTACATAATTAAATAAGCTCAGGAGGGTAAAATAATGTCAGACTATCAAATCGCACTGGAAATCGCAAAGGTATACGTTGCAACTACTGGAAAAACAAAGCTCTAGTATGAAGGACGATAACCTAAGCACAACACTTACTATTGTCGTAGGACTACTCACGGTGGCTATTGTCCTGTTGAGTGTCCTGTATCACACCAAACCAACTACAACCGCCATGGATGTAGTGTATGACTACTGTAACCACAGTAGGATTCAAGACGAACCAAAGACATCGGAACAGACCTGTGGTGACCTTCAGGATCATTATAACGTCGAATTCCTTTGTTCGGAGCGTAACTCACAAACCAATAACACCTGCTGGGTGGAGGAGAAGTAATGAAATATATGGAATTCACGAACAAACCAGTTCGTCCGATCGTTAAGAATATCAACGTAAAGTCTTTGGGACTTCCACGAGTCGTCATAGTAAAGACTAAGAAAAATGGAG